TGTTCGTAACACAGTTAATATGATTGGCTCATTAAATGTTGGACTAGTATGTACTAACCACACTTACGCATCGCAAGATATGTTTGACCCGGATGATAAGATCAGTGGAGGGTCAGGCTTTATCTATGCATCAAGTATTGTTGTTGTAATGAAGATAATGAAATTAAAAGAAGATGAAGCAGGCAATAAAATCTCAGAAGTTATGGGTATTAGAGCCGGTTGTAAAGTGATGAAAACACGTTATGCAAAACCTTTTGAAGGTGTGCAGGTTAAGATTCCTTATGAAACTGGCATGAATCCATACAGCGGTCTTGTTGAGTTATTTGAGAAGAAAAACTTGTTGGTTAAGCAAGGTAATAGACTCAAGTATATTGACTTAGCCGGTGAAGAACATCTTCACTATCGTAAACAATGGGTTGGATCGACACTCGATATGGTGATGGATCAATACGAAGAAAAAATGAAGCCTGTGGTAAATACCGAAGTTATTGAAATTGCCGAGGAGAATACCGATCATGAATGATGAAGAAATTGCAGATATCTGGATGTTGTTTAAAGAATATTTAGACAAAAAACATATCGAAATGGCAGCTGAAAAGTACGTTGATTTACTAGCAGATTATGGTGTAGACGATAACACACTAAGAGAACTGTTTGGCCATGACAAATATCTTGACAGTGCTGTGAATTATTATCTTGATTTAGACTCAGAATATGATACAGTTGAGGATGACGATTAATGGGTTACTACTCCGAAGTTTCGAGAGATATTAGTAAGATTCCAGAAGCAATACAATACTTTGAAGATCAGTTAATTGAAGCTAGGAGTGAAGTAAAACTCAAAGGAAATGTTGAACGTGCAGCAGCAGAAATGCCAGGTATTGTTGAACAGAGATTTAATCAACTACAAGAGATTGAAGCAATTCTTAATTACTTAAACATTGAACTACGCAGATTGCGTAGTTCTTTCTTTAAACAATATCTTGAAAGCTACCAACGAGCTCTGTCAAGCCGCGATGTTGAAAAATATGTAGATGGCGAAGCAGATGTTGTTGACTATGAAAAAATTATTAATGAGTTTGCACTTATGCGTAACAAGTGGCTAGGTTTGTTAAAAGGACTGGATCAAAAACAATGGCAGATAACTAATGTTGTAAAACTTAGAGTTGCTGGCATGGAAGATGCTTCGTTATAAGTAATGTAAAGGAACATACATGGCAGTTAGTAAAGAATATTTAGAACAATTAACAGAACTTCATAATCGGTCTAAATTTGGCAGTGGCGAAAGCATACCACATGTTGTGTCTGAAATTTTAGAAAATAAAAATATTACTAGTATATTAGACTTTGGATCAGGAAAAGGACTTACATCTAATGCACTTGCTGAAAAATATCCTGATATAAGATTGTACACATACGACCCAGTAACTAGTCCAATTAATTTGCCGCAATCAGTTGATATGATTTATAGTAGCGATGTACTAGAACATGTTGAACCTAATCTAATAGATCAAACATTAACTGATCTTTTTAATCGAGCTTCAAAGTATCAGTATCATTTAATTGCATGTCACCCTGCAAAGAAAAAACTCAACGATGGTCGTAATGCTCATTTAATTATTGAAACACCTAGATGGTGGAAACATAAATTAGAAACGTTTGGTTGGACTGTAGAATACGAAAAAATTACAGAACGCTACGTTAAAAAATTTAATATTAATTCTATAAAATATATTACGGTATTAAAAAAATGAAAAAAGTATATAACTATTGGATGCCCGACACTGATAATCATTTTGAAAGGCTTATAACAAAACGTGTAAGAAACGGCGGCCCTCCTCAGTACCAAGATGATGTAAGAGATGAAGCATACAAATATGTAACAGATTTTGATCTAGTAATTGATGTAGGTGCAAACGTAGGATTATGGGCTGTGCACCTAGCAGAAAAATTTACACAAGTTATTGCATACGAACCAATGTATCAAGTGTACGAATGTTTGCATTTAAATGTAAAAGATCTTAATGTACAAATTAACGAGTATGCATTAGGTAATATTAATAGTCAAGTTACTATTGAGTATAATTCTAATAATACAGGAGGTAGTTTTGTAAGTAAAGTTGGTACTGGAAATATATCAATCAAGCGTATGGACGATCTAAATTTACCAAAGTTTGGATTGTTAAAAATTGATTGTGAACGTCATGAACTTGAAGTCTTACAAGGTGCAACTGAAACAATTTTAAAATATAAACCAATTATTGTATGCGAACAACATGCCGACACTGAATACTGTGCAGGAAAATACCTAAAATCTCTTGGTGCTAAAGAAATTACTAATGTCAGAAAAGACTATATATTTGGTTGGTGAAATGTAAATACTAGATGAAAATAGTTTTAGTTACAGGAGGCTTTGATCCTCTTCACTCAGGACATATTGCAAATTTTGAAAACGCAAAATCATTAGCTAGGCTTTCCGATGGAGAACTTTGGATTGGTGTAAACAGCGACAAATGGTTGTCTCGTAAAAAAGGCATGCCTTTTATGTCCGTTGACGAACGTAAAACAATTATCAACGCACTTGAATGCGTTGATAATGTATTTGAATTTGATGACACAGACGACACAGCAATTGATGCAATTCAATATGTGCAAAATATTCATCCTGATGCACAAATTATTTTTGCCAACGGTGGCGATAGAACTGTTGATAATATTCCAGAAATGATTTTTGATAATGTTGAATTTGTATTTGGCATAGGCGGAACTGATAAGAAGAATTCTAGTAGCTGGATATTAGATGAATGGAAGACACAAAAGACCAAACGCGATTGGGGATACTGGAGAGTACTAGATCACAAGCCTACTCAAGGTTATAAAGTAAAAGAGCTTGTAATTTATCCTGGTAAAAGTTTAAGTGATCAAAAACATTTTAAACGCAGTGAGCAATGGATGGTTCTTGAAGGCATTGTTAAAATGCAAACTGAATGGAATAATTTAATTGATATAAAACATTTAAAACCACATGGATTACCATATGAAATTGGTAAACAAGTTTGGCACAAAGCATCAAATCCAGGAGATAAAAATGCCCATATATTAGAAATACAATGGGGGAAAGAATGTATAGAAGATGATATTGAACGGAGACATAGATGAAGGTATTTATAGGATACGATACTAGAGAAGACATAGCATATCAGGTATGTAAACACAGCCTTGAATCTCGAAATAAAGATGTCAAAGTCATTCCGTTAATTCAGCACACACTTAGAAAACAAGGCTGGTACACTCGTCCTATAGATAAACTAGCAAGTACTGAGTTTACATTTACAAGATTTTTAATTCCAGAGCTAACTAATTTTAATGGATGGGCATTGTTTTGTGACAGTGATATTATTTTCTTAAATGATGTTAAAGAATTGTTCGACCAAGTTGATGACAAGTACGCAGTAATGTGTGTTAAGCATGACTATACACCTAAAGAAGGTACTAAAATGGATGGACAAACACAAACAGTTTATCCTCGTAAAAACTGGTCAAGTGTGATGTTGGTTAATTGTAGTCATTCGAGTAATAAAAAATTAAACACAGCACTTGTTAATAACGAGTCTATTACCGGTGCATACTTACATCGATTTAGCTGGTTAAATGATGACGAAATAGGTGAGTTTAGTTATGAATGGAATTACTTAACCGACTGGTATATAGAAGGAACCCCCAAGGCATTACATTATACCGAAGGTGGCCCTTGGTTTGAAAATTATAGAGATTGTCCATTTAATAGAGTATGGAAAAAGGAATTACAGGATATGATGCAAATTGTTAGTTAAAGTGTTTATGCTAACTGCAGGTCACAATTATGAACAGACCTTATTACGTAGTATGAAAGAAGGTATTGAAAAACAATTAATACCAGACTCTGAAATAGAAATACATAAATTAAAACAAATTAATAAAATAGTTAACCTAGGTCTAGGCGTAAATTATGACTATAATGAAAAATACACTAAATGTGACGTAGCAGTAATGCTAGGTAGTTGGAAGCCTCTACGTGGAAGTATGCAACATCAAGTAAGAACTGATATTAAAAATAATGCAAAATGTTTTATTTGTATTGAAACTCCAATACTTAATCGTACTCTTGAATTTGAAAAATGTAATTATTTTCGAGTAGGCGTAAATGGCTTTCTTAATAAAGATGCATATTTTGGTCCTAATATAAAACGTCCTGATGACCGTCTATTAAAATTAGGAAATTTAAAATTTTCAGGATGGCATAATCAACTTGGCAATAAAATTGTAATTGCAATGCAACTCACAGGTGATGCAAGTTTGCGAGGCAATAATATTAACGAATGGTGTTTTGATACTATTAATACATTAAAAATGTATACTAATAGGCCTATTGAAGTAAGGATGCACCCAGCAGCAAGTTCTAAAGGAATGGAAGCATATAATCCTATATTACAAAAAATAGTCTATTCAAAAAATGATTACTCAAATGTTACGTTTGTTGACGGTAAAACTATTTCATTAAGAAATCAACTTTCTGATGCTTACTGTCTTGTATCATACTCTAGCGGCACTGCTATAGATGCACTATGTATGGGAATTCCAAATATCACATGCGACGAAGGAAGTTTTGCATGGAATGTTTCTGAAACTAAGTTAGAGAATATTGAAAATTTACTTTTACTTAAAAAATCTGCTATAAATCAACATCTAAGTAATTTAGCATATTGTCAGTGGACTCAAGATGAAATGAGCTCCGGTTTAGTATGGAATCATTTAGTATCTGGTATAAAAAATTATTTACAAGATGATTTACTTCTATGAAAATACGAAAAAATCCAAAACGAGGACTAGGATGTCGAGTAGCACATATATTTTCGCCTACAATTGATAATACTACATATTTTAATTCTTATTTAAAATTGTTTGAGAACGGTATTAATCAAGCAAAATTAAGTACATGGAATAATACATCAACAGTTGATTCACCTTTATTAATCCGAGGAATGGCATCGCATTCTCAGGAAGCAATTCATTATTGTTGGAATAATAAGAAAGATTTTTATTATATCGACTCGTCGTATTTTGGAAATGAAACTAGTAAAAATAAAATTTGGCATCGTGTTACAAGAAATAATTTACAAAATCTTACACCTATTAAAGATCGTCCACAAGATAGATTAAACAAAATATTACCAAATTATAAGTACAAAGAATTTAATACAGGACGTAAAATTTTAATTTGCCCGCCTAGTAATAAAGTAATGAAATTTTGGAATCAACCGCGCCAAGAAGAATGGATAAAAATTGTTATTAAAGAACTACAATTAGTAACAACCCGTCCAATTGAGGTTAGATTAAAACCAGGAAGAGCTGAACGTATTACATTTAATACACTTGCTCAGGCATTACAAGATGATGTTTATTGCTTAGTAACTTATAATAGTATAGCTGCTATTGAAGCACTTATGAACGGCATTCCAGCAATTGCACTAGGGCCGAACGCTGCAACAACAATGTGTAATACTTCTTTATCTCAAATTGATAATTTAAATACATATAATGAAGAACAGATGGTAAGATATCTTTCACATCTTAGCTATTGTCAATTTCATATCAATGAAATGGAAGATGGCACAGCATGGAGAATCTTACATGGAGGTTGTTAACTATATGAGTAGTGTTCCTGCTGGTAACACTAATATACAAAAAGAACAACTAATTAACTATTTTCATGAGGGCATTTTACGACACTCTCAAGATACAAGCAGTATTAACTATGATCAAAAATTAATACCGTGCGATGTTGCAGTAATGCAAGGTTGGGTGTATGCTAACACAAATCCGCCACATTTAAAATTACGTAAAAATATAATAACTCAACAGTTAAATCAAAAAAAGTATGTTATTGTAGCAGATGCAAACTTATTTAGATTTGCAGATGACACCAACGCACATGGATATTTACGCTATAGTGCAAACGGAATTTTTCCAACGACTGGTAACTATTTTGATAATATTATAGATACATCTCGTTGTAATCAAATTTTACAACATCATAATATAAGTCTACTGCCTTACAAAAAAACTGGATCAAAAATAATATTATGTTGTCAACGGAATAATGGCTGGAGTATGAAAGGAATACCAATTGAAGATTGGATTATAACTACAGTAAAGAAGATACGCAAATATAGTGACAGACATATTATAATAAGAGCACATCCAGGAGATAGAACTCAACGTAACTGGACAAAATTACCAAACATTCAGTCGTTGCTTAAAAAAAATAATCTATCAATTAGTAACACTGGAATACCAATTCATCAAGATTTAGTCGACGCATGGGCTGTTGTAAATCATAATAGTAGTAGTATTGTTGGACCAATTATACAAGGACATTATGCATTTGTAACCGACAAAGAAGACAGTCAGTGTAAAGATGTTGCTGATGATGATTTTAGTAATATTGAAAATCCAAAAGAATTCAACAGAGAATACTGGATGCAACTGAAGTCAATGAGTCATTGGTCTTTTGAAGAACTTAAAAATGGACAGGCATGGAATCACATGCGTAATCATCTCCAATAGTCTTCTGTTCTATTAACCATGATATCTTTAGGTAAACTTTTACCTATATTTTTTCTGTCGCCCTTCATGTGATCAATCCATTTACCCAGCACAGTATTAATTAATGGATGTCCCCCGCCGCCGGTTTTAGCTTCTTTTAAATACATTTCTGCACTATAATCTAATACATTATTGTTAACAAATTTTAAATTATTTAAAATATGTCCAAACACATAACTGTCATGCCATTCTTCTAATTCAAAAATACCATTATCAGCGTCTTCATAATAACGTTCAAATTCTTTTAAGAATTGTATACACACAGGATGATTTAAGTTCATGCCGTAAAAGCCACATTCTGGCCAGGTCTGTGATCCTTTGCCTCTACCCACATAGGTTAACCATTTATCGTTAGGTAATAATTTATTAAATTCTTTGTGAGACCATTCGCTATGTACAAATGTATCAGCGTCCATCCATACTACCCAATCTTTACTACGGTTACACGCATCAAATACTGCATAGGTTTTATTAGAAAATCTTACAGCATTCCATTTAAATTCCTTATGCCAATCACGCGGCCTACGTGCTTTAATATTGTCTGGAGGTATGCCGTTTGCTTTTGGAATGTTTTTCCATTTTTCTTTAAATGCAATTAATTTAGGTAATTCAATATTTGCATTTAGTAGCGTTACTTGTTGATTATTTGAAATATAAGGAGCACACTCTTCTGCATAAACTAATAATGTGATTCGTTTATCAACTTTTTGAATAAAACTATCAATAAATCTTTGACCATATTTTCTCATACCATCTGCATGAAATGTAGTAACCACAGTTATTTGAGACATTGCTTATTCCTATTAAATATATTAAAGGTATTTACACATGAAATTTAAATTATGGAAAGAATACGGTGCATTAAATTCTATACCAGTGTTTGATGCATTTGCACAAGGATTAAATAACTATGGATTTACTATAGTTGACGATCATGATATTGCAGATGTTAATGTTATATGGAGTGTACTATGGCATGGCAGAATGGCCAAAAATAAAAAAGTTTGGAATTATAATAAGCCGACAATTGTATTAGAAGTTGGAGGAATAAAAAGGGGAACAACGTGGAAGGTAGGATTAAATGGTATCAATCGTGATGGGAATCTTGGCCCTAGTGGCAATAATAACAATCGTGCTAGGAGTTTGGGACTAGAACTAACACCGTGGAGAAAAACAGGAGATTATATTTTAATTTGTGGACAACATGATAAAAGCCTACAATGGGAAAATATGCCTCCAATGAGCAAGTGGATTATGCACACTATTGAAACTGTTCAATTATATTCAGATAAACCAATACTGTTTCGACCTCATCCTCGATGTCCTTTGCCTGATATTGAAAGTCAATATAAAAATGTTTATAGACAGCGTCCTCAAAAATTACTAGATACATACGATGACTTTGATATGTCATTTGATAACACATGGGCAACAATTAGCTGGTCTAGCAATCCTGGAATACATAGTGTAATAGCTGGCGTGCCAGTGTTTACTGGACCAAGTAGTTTAGCATGGCCGGTATCAAATACAGGAACCGAAACTATCGATAATCCTCTAATGCCCAATAGACAACAATGGTTAAATGACTATGCACACACAGAATATACAATTGACGAAATCACACAAGGCATTCCGCTAACATACTTGACATCTTTACTATAATGTGTTATATATAGTACATGATTAAAAATATCGAAGATTGCCTTGAGTCAGTTACTGGACTAACTGTGAATAATCCCATCAATATAGTAATTGACGAAAATGACCAACATATTATATATAGTATTGCTAGACAAGTGTTTAAAGGAACTGCATTAACTGACAAGCAATATCATTTGATGCAAGCAAAATTATTAAAATATAAAACAGAATTTGAAAAATTTGAAATATTTAATCTTAACGAAATAATTAATAATCTACGATCTCCGCTAAGGCAAGTTGATCGTCGAAAACTAATTACCATCTGCAAAAATACATCTGATGACTGGATTAAGGTACAATTTCCGTTTAGTAAAAAATTAATTGTTGTAGTTGAAAGAATAATTTTTCAAAATAAGTCTAACCATGTTCATCGTAAAGGCTCAAATTCTCATTTTTTTAAATTATGCGAAACAACAATTTATGATATTGTACACAATTTAAAAGATAAAGGATTTATAATTGACCAAAATTTAGTAAACTTATATCATAAAATTGATAACGTAAAACAAAATAAAGGGTTACATTTACCGTCATATGATTCAGATAAATTTAATAACTTAACTGATACTGCAATTGAATTTATTAAAAACGATCTAGACAATATTAATGATAATATTATTATACAAGATCGTAGACGAAGATTTGGACTAAATTATGTACAATTAATTGATAACAATCTTGAAGAAAATATTAAAGAAATTATCTATAGACAAAATACACTAGTTAGACTATGTCCAATATCTAACAGTCTACCAAGTATTCATGACGCTCTAGTGCAACTAAAAAGATTTCCATTGTTAGTATTATTAGACAAAGACGACTGTCTTGAACAGTTATCATCAATGCATAAATCATTTACTACTGTGTCAACTAATGAACAAATAGTTCTTTTCAGATTGCCTAACGAAGATAATTATAATATTAACAATTATATTAAAGACAGAAATTTTAATACTATACTTGACAATGATACAAAAATAGTATATATTTGTAAGGATAAACTACCAAAATTATTGTTTAGATTAGACTGGAAGCCAATGTGTGTATTTTCACTAACAGGAAAACGTCATAATACAATGATTTCAAAATTTATCAAAGATGTATGTGATTTAATCATATTTCACGAAAATTTACCATCAACCTTTCATGGAGTTAAAGATAACCAATATGAGTTGTAAACTAATTATCGAAGACGAAGTTAATATCAAAATTGAGGGCCTTGATGTTGATGTACGTAGGAAACTTGCAAACGCACTCAAATTTGAAGTGCCATATGCAAGATATATGCCACAGTACAAACTTGGTCGCTGGGATGGTAAAGTTGCTTTTTTTAGTATTGGCGGAACTGGATACGTTAATCATCTTGATACTATTGTTTCAATTTTACAAAGGAACAAAGTACAAATTGTAGATATCGACGATCGTCGGCATCCAATAAAACTAGACTTTGTTCCAGTTACTGAAACATATTGGAAAGACCGGGGCGTAGTTTGGCCCCAAGGTCATCCAGCAGTTGGTGAAGATATTATTTTACGTGATTACCAAGTTGAAGCAATTAATAACTTTTTAAATAATCCACAAAGCCTACAACAAATTGCTACTGGTGCAGGCAAAACAATTACAACAGCAACACTGTCACATATAAGCGAGCCGTATGGACGTAGTCTAGTTATTGTTCCAAACAAATCGTTAGTTGAACAAACAGAAGAAGACTATATAAACTGCGGTTTGGATGTAGGGGTGTACTTCGGAGACAGAAAGGATCTAGGTAAGACTCACACTATTTGTACTTGGCAAAGTTTAAATATACTTGACAAGAAAACAAAAGATGGCTCAGCAGTATTGTCACTAGCAGAGTTTTTAGAAGGTGTAAGCACTATTATTGTCGACGAAGTACACCAAGCAAAAGCAGAGGTTCTTAAGAATCTGCTTACACGCAACCTACGAAATGCACCTATACGTTGGGGACTTACTGGTACAGTGCCTAAAGAAAAATTTGAATTTGAAAGTATTCATGCTAGTTTAGGACCAGTTATTGGTAATATAAGTGCTAAAGAATTACAAGACAAAGGTGTACTGTCTCAGTGTCATGTTAATGTAGTACAATTAATAGATACAGTAGTACACAACGGATATCAAGAAGAATTAAAATATTTAACAACAGATACAAAACGAATTGAATACATGGCTAAGTTATTAAACACTGTATCTCAATCAGGAAATACATTAATCTTAGTAGATAGGATTAGTGCAGGAGAAGCATTACAAGACTTAATACCCAATAGTACATTTGTTAGCGGTTCAGTTAAAGTAAAAGATAGAAAAGAAACTTACGATACAATTCGCGAAGGTACTAATGAAGTTATTATTGCCACCTACGGAGTTGCAGCAGTAGGACTTAATATTCCTCGTATCTTTAATCTTGTGTTAATTGAACCTGGCAAAAGTTTTGTAAGAGTTATTCAATCAATAGGCAGAGGCGTAAGAAAGGCAAAAGACAAAGACTTTGTCCAAATATGGGACCTAACTTCAACGTGTAAGTTTGCAAAGAGGCATCTTACACAACGTAAGAAGTTTTATAAGGAGGCACAATACCCCTTCACCATAGAAAAGGTAGATTGGAATTAAAATGAGAATACTTACTTTAGAAAATACAACATTTGAATTAAATAAAATACCCGACTCAGTTGACGATACCATACGATTTTCAGTACTAGATAATAGCAATCCAAAAGAACCTGATTTCTTTTTTAATCCTTTAATATTTCTTGAAAGTTTTAATTCTCCAGCAATAGTGTTAAATATTAATAATAAAGAAATTGTTATGCCACTTGATTGGTGTATTGCTGTAGGATGTAGAGATGCAGGCAGCGATTTAGAAGTATTGCCATTAACTAGTTTAAATGATAGAGGATTTGAAGCATTTCTTTTTAATCCTCTAACAGGATCAATGCCAGATTACGGAAAGATTGAAATTATAAATTTTTATAATGATGTTAAATGGTTTTTTCCAAAAATGAAAAACGGTCAGTTGTTGTCAATACCAATAACCGAAAAGGATAACGAGTTATGTG